ACATATATAGTTTTTTTGGTTAAAATTAGACTAAAGGTAGATTTTTATTTTAAATATACCAAATTATTTTAACTAACATAATTATATAGTTTAACCAAACTAGTTATAAAAAACCCCAAATGTAGAAACATTCGGGGATACCCTGTAAAACCAATAAAACAGGATTTTTAATCTATTTGTATATCTGCATAACTTAAACACTTTCCTGTAGACTTCACTCTTATTATAGAAGCTAACTTAGGAACTATAGATGATGCATATCCTTCTAGAAGGGCTGTCTTACTAACACCACTTTCAAATGGTGATGAATAGTTATTTACATCTGAAAACAGATTGAATAAAGGACCTGTGTCCGCATCTGCTATTGTTAATTGTATTAATACAGTCATATATTAAAGTTTAAAATTGTACCCAAGCTGTTCCATTGTAATATTCCATCTTATTAACCTGAGAATTATATCCCATCTCTCCACTATTAGGAGAAATAGGTCTTCCTGCAGTATTCCATCTTGCAGGCATTATTCCTCTTTTTGCAAGTCTTTGATCTATAGATGATGTAAATATAGTGTTTATAGCATCTATTCTAATTCTACCATCGTTTGAAACATCTTCATCTAACACTATTCTTGAAGCGTTTTGTGCAAAGTCTATTACAGGATAGTCACCATCTACTCTTGATAAATTATCCCACGTTGCTGGGCTATTACCATTAGAAATAAACACCCAACCAGCTTGACCAGCATCACCACTTCTTGTATCTCCCATACTTATAGGAAAAACATCACCATCTTCTAACGTTGTTAATGTGTATGTTTTTCCAGGAACCCATCCAGGAAATCCAGGATCTGTATCACTATACCAAGAATCTACCCAATTAGGATTAGCCACTCTTTCATCAAAATAATGTGCAATAGTTACTGACTCTCTACTTACAGTATGTATTTGATCTATCACTTGGAAATTATGTACATCTGTCCAAGTCACCCAAGTGTGTGCTGCTTTCCAATTAGCTTGAGCATTATATGCAGGACTTTCATAGTTTGTTAACCAAAGAGCTGCTGAATTTTTAAATGATATGATTCTTGTAAAAGATCCTGTAGGAACAGTTGCAAATTGATCTCCTGTTTGTAATATATTTGCACTACTTGTAAATTCTGAAGTGCTGTATTTACCTGAATCTGATCCAGTGAACAATAGTTTATTATTTCCAAGAGTGATAGTTGTAGCAGCTGAAAGAGTTCCTCCAAGTTTCATTACATTGGTTGAAGTTTTGTTAAGTCCATTATCTGCTGTAAGATTTGTTAGGATGTTTGAAGCCACTCCACTATATCCAGATGATGTAATTACACCCTGAGAATTAATTGTTAAGAATGTTAGAGGGGAAGATACTGTTGTTAGTCCTGTAAGAGATAGTGTGTTTGTTGATGATGTAGCTAGAGTTGTAGGAGTTGATAAAGTTCCTCCTAAATTGATTGTTCCTGAGGAGAGATTAAGACCACTTCCTGCACCTGATATAGTTCCAGTTTTTATTACAAGATCTCCATTGTCTATACCATTAGCATACCAATATTCTTTAATAGGATCATTTCCCACTTTAATACCAACAGTGAGTCCTATGTAACGCTGATATGTTGGAATAGCATTATTAGCTTGTTCAACAGTTGTATAAAATCCTGTTGCTCCTGATATAGTAGTTCCAAATCTAGCATCTGCAGGTTTAGGAGCTCGTACGTCTATATTATCATTTAGTATTATTGCCATCTTTTATTATTTATTGATTTTAAACAAATGGTACCATTGAAATTTTTTGCCATCCTAAAGGTGATCCACCGTAAATAACTAATGCATGAGCATCTGTATTATATACAATCAGTCCTTCTGCAGGTGAAGCAATTGCATTCATTTGTGCAGTGTTCATCCTTGGAGGTAGAAATCCTTTTGTTGTAGAACTCACTTCCAATAATGCTGATGCAACAGCTGTAGAACTACCTGCACCTATTCTAACTCTACCTTGATCTTTCTCCACTATAATTCTATCCTCCCAACTAGAGGTAGCTGTTACATATGTTGAAATGTGAACATTACCATCTGGCAATGCTCCAGGAAATGCTGCACCGTAAGAAACTGCACCAGCTGATCTAGTAATATTTGACCAAATTTCTATTATTGATGTTCCTCCAATTAATGTTAAAGGTGCAGCTGTACCAGTAGCAGTTATTTCCATTGTGTGCAAACTTCCAATAAAACCAGATGGTGCACCAGTGCCAATATGACAATAACCACTAACATCTAACTTAGTTGCTGCATTTGGAGTGGATGTAGCAATTCCCACTCTACCACTTGTAGTTCCTAATAGAACATTTCCAGTTGTATTTTCAAATGCTATGTGAGGAGATGTATTAAGATCAAGTTCAGATGGAGCATAATATATTCCCCTTAAAGTTCCTGTTCCTCGAGGGATTCCATCAGGAGTTTGATTATATGATGGATTAATAAGCAATTGAGTTATAGGAACAGAATTAGGTCCAGTTGGAGATACGTTTCCTTGAATGACCATCGATGCAGTTGGTAATTGAGGAAAACTATTATCATAAGTGTGACCAGCATCAAATATATAAAACTGACCCCCAGGATTTGTTAATCTAAATGTCGCTAAGTTATTATCAGCTGCATAAAAAGTAAGACCTCCTCCAAAAGCATCATATGGATATATTCCTGTTTCAACACGATTAGCTGCTATTCTTACTCCAGTCACTGTACTAATTTCACCATTTACTTCCAATTTAAAAGGAGTAATTTCAGTAGATGTTGAATATCCTATTAAAGTGTTACCAGATGTGGAGTTTAGATAGTTATCTCCTTTTGTATTTTCAAATGCTATATGTTTAGATGTACCAACAGTGCCACTAGGATTGTAATAAACACCTCTTAATATACCTGTTCCAAATGTTGATTGAGTATATGTAGGATCAATAAGTAATTGTGTAACATCTATTGTATTTATAGCTGTAGTAGCTGTAACACCTCCTGCTAATCTCCAAACATTTTGTGAACCTGATGCAGGTGTTCCATTGTTAGTAAATCCTGCAGTGTGTTCAAAATAAGAACCTACAACAGTTTTATTTAATTTATAGGTAGATAGTATTTCGCCTCCTGCATAAAAGTTCATAGTGCTACTACCTGAATATATACCTGTTTTTACACTTGGAGTAGTATCTAAGTTAATACCAGAAGTAGTAGCTATTCTACCTGATACTTCTAATTTATTAATAGAATTAGGACTTTGTGTTCCTATTCCTACACTTGTACTATTATCGTATATACTAGAGTCTGTAAGAGTGGTTCCAGTGGTAGACCATTTAGGAAGAACATTTATTGTACCTGTACCTGTAACTATATTAGAAGGAATATTTTGTGTGCTAAGTAATCCTGCACTACTAGCAACAACCATTCTTGTTCCTGTACCTACTAAACTTTCAAGTGTTACATTTAAAGTATTGGAAGAAATTTTAAATCCATCTCCTAAATAAGAACCTACTGTATCATATGCTGCTATTCTAAAATCATTAGCACCATCTTTCAATACTTTATATCTTTGTATATTATTTCGTTTAAAATTAATAATAGTAGAAGTAGCTGAAGTACCTGCTGTATTTAAAGTTAACAAAGTATTTAAACTACCACTATTTGAATTTATTTCAATAGTCTCATTATCTATTTGTTTTATTATACTATTTGTAAGACTCTTACCATCAGCATTCCATTTAGTAATAAAGTTTTCTGTACCAGTTCCTCCTACGTAAGGAATAGTGATGTCTCCTGTACTAGCGTCTGCATATATACTATTGTTTACACTTGCTACTAATGTTTTAGTTTGATTTGGAAGAGTGACAGTGTTGTTGTTTGCAACTGCATTAATTGCTAATGTTTTACTAGAATTAGTAAATGTTATAGTATCAGATGTAAATTCTGTTTTCTTTCCTGTAGAAGCTATAGTTACACTAGCAGGAACAGCAGTGATTGAATTTCCTGCTGATACATTTGTTACACTAATTGTTGCTAGTCCAACATTTGTTTTTGAATTTCCACCTGCATTCTGTAAGTTAATATCATATCCTGTAGAAGTTTGTGAAGGTGTAATTGCAAGAACTTGTTCTAGTGTAGGAGTGCTTGGAGGGATTGATGCTAAGTATTCTGTAAGTGCTTTTAAAGAAGCATATTTTGTATCACTGTTTGGATCAGATGTAATTGATGAACCAGCTGTAACTTTATTACTAACATTCTCAGGAATAAATCCAAGTCCTGTATCTAATATATCCCAGTCAGCATTATTGGTTGGTCCAGCATCATCTTTCAATGCTCTTACACTTGCTCCTATTTGTACCGCAATACCATTCAAATTTCCAGGAACAGATATAAACCAAAGATCTCCTTTCCTAATAGCACCTGAGGGACCACTTCCTCCTGTTGTAGGATAGGTTCCTGATGTTGCTGGATAGTTTCCTCTATCATCTAATAATCCTGCAACATTTGAATCTACATAAGCTTTGGTTGCTTTTACAGAAGGATATTTTACATCACTTGCTCCATCTGCAATAACATCTGTTGATAGGTTTGTTGTAAGCTGTGTAGGGCTTGTTACTGCTATAGTTAGAGTTCCTGTTCCTGAAATATCTATTCCGTTTCCTGCAGCGATTCCTATAACATCTCCAGATGATGTTTTTTTAACAAGAGTCAGTGTGTTATCAAACCACCATTCCACAATAGGAGTACCAACACCCACAGTAAGCCCTACATATCTTTGATATGCAGGAATACCATCAAGAGCTGCAGCAGTTGTTGTATATGGACCAAACCTATTATCTGTAGGCTTGGGTGCTCTTGTATCTATATTATCATTTAATATTATTGCCATAATTATTATACATTTCTAAATTCAATATTACCAACAACTTTTGTTGCAAAATTACTTATATGAGTGTTAAAAGAAATACCACTCCAATATGGAGTTGGAAGATTTGGACTAGTTACATTAACTAGTTGCGCTAGACCAAAAGTACATGTAGGGCATATACCTCCGCTATTTATAGTGGTATTGAACCATCTTGTTTTAGTGGTGTTACCACTTGCAGGATATGCCACCCATAAAAATGCATCAACACCACTATTATTATCATATGGAATTGAGATTGTTCCACTTGCAGGAAGTATTATTTTGTTTGCAGTTCCTCCTAATATAGCAGATGCAATTTGAGTGGGATTAAGTTGTGTACTAGATGTTCCCCAGAAGATTGGATAAAGACCATTGAATGTTACAGAAGAACTTGATGTACTGCTAGCAGCCTGTGGTGTATTTACAGTTGTACCAGCAGGTCTAGTATCAAGTGTACCATCACTTTTAAATTTAGGAAGACCAGCACCATAAGATCCTGTAAACTGATATGAAACAGTAGAGATTGCTTGTCCAGTTGTTGGAATAGGTATGGTAAGAGAATTTGTATATTCAGGAGTGGTATATGATTTATTAGGACTATTAGGATCTAGAAATCCAAACTCAGATCCAAACTCTGGAAGTGGGTCATCTCGGAGAATTGTGTATGTTGTTGGAGAATTAGCACCACCATTTATAGACTTAAGCAAAGTCATAGAAGTGAATGCTCCACCATCCCATCTAGTTCCTACACCTGTTGCAGCAACATTAACTGTATTACCAATCTCAAAAAATCCAGAAGATGGTGGTGTTAAAGTCATTGTAACTGTAGGAACAATGTATGTAGGAAGTCTTAATGGAAACAATATAGCATCTAACACTTGCACTAACGTAAGCTGTTTCCAGTTAGCGGCTGTATTAGGTGCAGCACCACCTACTTGAACAGATGTTATAGAATCACCTATAAGTGTGTTATATAATGTAGAAAGATTTGTTTCTTCTGGGTTTGTCCACACAAGCCCTACATTATCTTCTAAAGTGATTGATTGACCTAACCCAGTGGCTGCAACCTTTCTAACAATTCCTGTTGATGTTTGTGTAAGTATAAAATCAGGGGTGGCTACTTCTAAAGGAAGGTTAGTTAAAAATAATGAATTACCATTGGTGTTAATAGTTGTATTCTCTATTAGTTGACCACCAAGTGCAATATTATTACCAGTTTTAGTAAGACCGTTATTTGCAGTGATGCTAGCTGCTGAACTATTTGCAATAGCAGCATCCACTTTTTGAAAAGCTACACAAAGATTATCAAGATTGTCTATTCCTGTATTAGGAAGAGCTGGACCATAATATAAAACCCCTTCACAGCTAGAACTGTTGGCAGTGATACAAGGATCTGCATTTGTATTATTATTATAACAGGGAGTTCCTGGATGACATGACATGTGTTAATTATTTAAAGATTAAGGAATATACATTATGTAAAAACAACCAATTCCAGGTTGATAGTTTGGATGCGAAGAAGATCCTCCTGTAGGAGAATTTATTACTGATACAGTAAGACTAACATCTCCTGTAGTAAATGTTCCAGAACCACTCTTCATAGTTTTTTGGTTAACATCTCCTCCTAAACCAGTAGCATTTGCTCCACTGTTATTCAATGTATGATTATGTGGATTTGGAAGAATAGATGCTGCTGCAGCATGTGTATGCGTAGGCATTTGATTCTCAAGTAGTGTAATGTTATTTGAACCAGCTGTAGAAGAAAGTGAATAAGCTGGGTTATTGTTATTAGGATCTACTACAGGAGACATAGGTACTGAACCCTCCATTCCTGACGTAGCACCAACAGTCACTCTACCTCTAAGATCAGGTGTACCATTACTACCATTACATAAATATATTTTTTCCCAAATAGTTCCTATAATACCAGCACCTGTATTATCAAATTTTCCTGAAACACTAGGATCAAAAAATGGTAGTGCTACATAAGGAACCATTTTACTAGATATGTTATTTGGAGGAGCAGCTTGAGCTAAATAATTTGCAATGTATGTAGGTAGTTCCCTAATAAGAACATACTCATTTTCTACACTAATGGTAAGTGCACAAAGTGCGGTTATTACAGCTTGAAGTATATTGTGGGTTCCTGAAGAAGCAGTTACACCTGTTAGGCAGTTTATTACATAATCTGCTTCTAGTGTATTAAATCTTGTGGTTTGTGTAGTAATAGCTGTTGCATTTGCTGTCACTTGCACTTGAAGATCACAAGCTGCCTTTACCAATGCTTCAAACAACACATTGGCTGTAATATCTCCACACGTAGGAAGATATTTTGTAACCACGTCACAATAAGAAGCTTGAGGAATAGTGATTACAATTCCAGAACCATTTATTGTAGAAACTAAAAACCCTATCAATGTTTGCTCAACATATGATAGAGAATCTCCATTTTTAATACCTAAAACAGGAATATCAACTCCTGTATATTTTACGCATTGATCAGAAACTATTTCTGTACAACCATTATAACAATTTGAACAACTCATTATTATCTATTTTTTAAAAGTTTAATTTTACTTCCAATTTGATTCACTGAAAAATTTCCTGCATAGTCACAATTACATGTCCTATACATAAGTATTCTTTTATAATTTAAAAGATCACTCACCACTTCTTCAGGAAAAGGTTTGTTTAAAGCAAACACAATATTATTATATTGAATGTTTGCAAGCTCTGCAAGCTTGTGATCAATGTCACAAAGTAATACAGAAATATTAGAACATTCTATACATTCCGAAAGTCTTGGTGATAACATTTTTAAATTTTTACTTATTTAACTTTTTAACGACATCCTGCACAAAGACCATTTACTAATTGACAAGCAGGTAACATTGCTGTACAATTTCTACATTTAGTTGATTGACATCCCATATTAATTGAAGTTTACAATGTAATTGTTCCCAGAACATCTACATCCGTTTTTAATAAAATTATCAAGCATTTTCTTTGCTTGGTTATAAAGTTTGTTAGATTCTATTACAGCACAATTATTAGCAGCTGCTATAGATCCTTGTATAAAATAATATATGCTATTTAATTCCACCTTAGCTTGTGTCTTGATAGCTCTATCACATTCCATAAGATCAAGTCTCATGAATGCGTTATCAAACTTCTCTTGAAGTTGGTCTGTGCGCATTATTGATTTCTCAACAAAGTTTTCAAAAGCAGGAGCTATAGAATATTTTAAGAAATACACACCATCAGGAAGAGGTAGTTCTGCATCTGTGGGAGAAGTTATTCCTAAAGAAGCAGAATTGAATACGTTTGTAGTATTGATGTTGAATGGTAGGTTTACAAAACCAAACCCTCCAGGAATAGTGATTTCAATATTCGGTGCTGAAGGAGTGGTTACATATGTAGATATGTCCTTAACAGACAAGATTCTACTATCATATGTAGGAACTACCAGTATGTTTAAATTAAGAGATGCCATATTATTTAAAATAAATATGCCAGAGGATTTTGAGATTATCCTCTCTTTCCCCTGGCATAGGTTGTTTTATAAAGTTTTTTACTATATCTCTATATTATGGAATTCTAGTAGATGTTGTTGTAGTACTAGGCCATACAGTAGTACTAGTTGAAGTAGTAGTTACACATGTATTACCACCTGCAAGATCACCCAATGCTGCAGTTAATATTCCTTCTACGTCCGAAGTTAACGTAGTGTCTGGAACAGCTATGATAACCATTGAATCTTCTTTGATATAATCACCCCAGCTATAAGCTGATTTGTCATACTCATTAAACTTGATGTAGTATGTGTTATATGTAACACCATCTTCAACATATGATTCAAAGTTCTCATTGTAACCAGCCATTCTGTATAAATGCTTCAAATATCCAGCTTGGTAGCTATAGTAGTTCTTTTCTAATTGTCTCACCTCAACATCTTGACCAGTTGCATAAGAAGAACGTTGAGTGACTGTAGCTGTAGCAACAATGTTACAGTTATCAGCAACGATGAAATCAGCAGTGGTAGCAGGACCTGAGTAAACAAATGTACGGAAATACATTCTGTCATATTCTTGAGGGAATGCAGCAATATCACATGGTTGAGCATATTTAGTCAATGGTTTACCAGAAATACGCAAGATTGCATTTGCATCATTACCAATTCTTTGGAACTGATAGAAAGTGTTAAAGTTGATGTTGTCTGGGTTGATACCAGGAGCTTTTTGTTGTAACTTCAAGATGAATGAATCAATCAAACCAGGAATATCAACAGTCTCACAAGGATCACCACCACAATCCAAACAAGGAGCTTGAACAGTCACTGAACGAGTGAAACCATTGAAGTACAATGTGTCAATGTAAGAAGAGTGTGCACGTAATGTTAAAGTTACAGTGTCACCATATTTTACATTCCAGCCAGTAACATCAGTTACTTGAGTGGCAGCAGTAGGACAACCTGCAACAGCATACCATTCTGTAACGTTAGTTTGACCTGTATTGTTTACACCAGAAATCTTATCAGATCTTTTAGATCCTTGAAGATAGGTGTTTTTTCTACCTTGAGCAACGTAGAAATAAGGAGCAGTAATAATATTACCAGAATTTAATACTGCATAAGGACCACTTGCAGTTTGACCGAAGAAACCAATTTGGCCTTCAGTTAAGTTTTGTGTAGAACCAGAACTAGCAATTGTTTTGCTACTGGGAACTACAAAGAGGGTAGTTAATGAAAAATCAGCCATTTTATTTTATTTTAATTGTTAAAAAACTTATTCGTTTGTTTGTATTCTCATTGCAGCACTTTGAACAGCTGCTTGGTTTTCTGTGTACATTGCAAGATTTTCTACAGTGAGATCTAAAAGTTCATCTTCCAAATATGTTTCAAGTTCACAATCTTGATCTTTAGAATCTGTTCCGTCAAACTTTATATATCCTTCTTTATCAATATAGACAGGATAGCGCATGTAACTTATATATATTTCAGTGGGAGTGAATGTTCCATCTGTAAACACTGAAATTTCATCTGATGATAAGAAGTTAAACGTTTCTTGGTATTCAAAAGATGGTTTATAATGATCATTGTTTAATATAAACTGAAGATCACCATGTTTAGCAAGATCACGATTAATCCAAATCTTTCTGTTCTTACATCTTCCTTTATCTGCCAATACATATGAGTCCATATAGAACATGTATTTTGGAGATAGTTGATCTGTCTTAGCAGCCCATTGATTTAATTGTGGATTCTTTATTTTAAGTTTCAAAGGTTGGTTGTTATATGTAACAATTAGACTTTGAAGATCTTCATAACGCTTTTTAAAAGAATCAAGACCAAGACCACTTACAATACTTATACCATCAACCTTCTGCTTAATAAGTTTAATTTGAGCCTCATTAAGAGCTAATATTTTATCTTCTAACTGAATCTGTTGATGATCATTAGTGGATAGTTTATTTAGTCTTTGATCTATTTTATACAATAAACTATCTACTGGTATCATACGGAAGCTAGTTTCTTAGTTTTTAATTTTT